GCTAAAGCAGATGGTGAGTTTGATTATGATAGTGCGAATGAATTGTTGTCTACCTATAAGCAGATTAAGCAAATTAAGACGCAACAGGTAGAAACTGCTGGTAAAGAGACATTGAAGCAGAACTTGAAAGCTGCTGCTGTCGATACTGGCGGTACAGGTGAATCATCTAAACGAGTCTATCGTCGGGCCGACCTTATTCGGCTTCGAATGAGTGATCCGGAACGTTACGAAGCATTGGAACCTGAAATTATGCAGGCTTATGCTGAAGGGCGAGTTCGATAACTTTTTAATTTGTTTTTTTTTATTTAATATCTAGGAGTATTTAAAATGGGTCTCGGTACTAATCACGTAACCAAAACTACAGCAGCAACGTTCATTCCAGCAATTTGGTCTGATGAAATCGTTGCCGCTTATAAGAAAAACTTGGTGGCTGCTAACCTCATCAAGAAGATGAACTTCAAAGGCAAGAAAGGTGACACCGTTCACATTCCTAGCCCAACTCGTGGTTCTGCTTCTGCTAAGGCTGCTTCTACTCAAGTTACTCTGATCGCTGCTACAGAATCAGAAGTTGTTGTGTCTATCAACAAGCACTATGAATATAGCCGCATGATCGAAGACATCGTTGAAGCACAAGCTCTGGCTAGCCTGCGTTCGTTCTACACTGACGACGCTGGTTACGCTTTGGCTAAGCAAGTGGACACTGACTTGATCCGTTTGGGTCGTGTGTCTAACGGCGGTGTTGTCGGTACTTCTGACTACGCTACTGCTGCCGCAAGCACTAACGCTTTCATCGGTTCTAACGGTACTACTGTGTACAACAGCTCTACCTCTAACGCTGCTGCTTTGACTGACGCTGCTATCCGTCGTACTATCCAACGTCTGGATGACCAAGATGTTCCTATGGACGGTCGTTTCTTCATCGTTCCTCCATCAAGCCGTAACACTTTGATGGGTTTGGCTCGTTTCACTGAACAAGCTTTCGTGGGCGAACAAGGTAGCAACAACACCATCCGTAACGGTGAAATCGGTGATGTGTATGGCGTGAAAGTGTACGTGTCTACTAACGCTGATACTGCTGCTGGTAACACAAACACTGACCGTATCGCTCTGATGGGCCACAAAGATGCTTATGTGTTGGTTGAGCAACAAGGTATCCGTTCACAAACTCAGTACAAACAAGAATACCTCGGCACTCTGTTTACTGCTGATACTTTGTACGGTGTTGCTGAGCTGCGTGACTATTCTACAGTTGCTTTGGCTGTTCCAGCTTAATAATAGCTAGACTGAAGGGGCTTCTCAAAAGGAAGCTCCTTTGGTGTATCTACTAGGAACAAAATATGTCAGCTACATTTAAATGCCTCCTTAGTGGGCAAACAGTTACCTTTATTCATCAGGTTGATATTGACTCAATGAAGGGTCATCCTGACTACGAACGTGTTGAAGACGCACCAGAAGTAGTTGCTGAAGAAGCTCCTGTAAAGAAAGCAGGCCGTCCTAAAAAGACTGAGACTCCAACAGAGGGTGAGTAATCATGGACGAGGTTTCAGCGCGTGAATTTGGTCGTCTAGAAGCTCAAGTAGAAGCACTCCAAAACGAAGTGCATGGCCTAAGTAAAGATGTTAAATGCCTTCTTGAGCTTGCAAATAAGTCCAAAGGTGGTTTCTGGATGGGTATGACAATTGCTTCTTTAGTTGGCGGTTGTATTACATTCTTTGTGGATAGATTATTTAAGTAAGGAACAGTATATATGGCAACTAAACCTAAGACAAAAGCTGGCAAGCAAGCCAAAGTTGGTAAAGTCATGAAAGAGTTCAAAGCTGGTGAACTTCATTCAGGTTCTAAGAAAGGCCCTATGGTGACTTCTCGTGCTCAGGCGATTGCAATCGGGATGTCTGAAGCGGGCATGACTAAGAAGCCTAAGAAGAAGTAAGCATGGCTCTCCCAACCTATCTTTCTCTTGTTAACGAAGTATTAGTTCGTTTACGTGAGCCTCAAGTAACTTCGGTTAATGAGAACTCCGTAAGTGCATTGATTGGTCTTTTCGTTAACGATGCTAAGCGTGAAGTCGCTGATGCTTACGATTGGGATGCTTTTAATTATGCTGTTACAGTTACTACAGTAGCTAATAAGTACGAAGGTTATAGTATTCCCGGCGCGGGTGTCCGTTGTAAAGTGATGGACGTTATCAACACTAGCCGTCAATACCCTCTTGAGCCTATGGACCATGCTACATTGGATCTTCAAGCTTGGGGTACGGTTAACCCACAAAAGACAACGCCTTTCAACTATATCTTTGATAATGTGGATGACAATGGTGATGCGATGGTCAACTTCTGGCCTATCCCTGACGCAGCTTATAACATTCGTTTCAGCTTGAATGTTCCAGAAGAGAACTTCTCTGCTGATGCTGACAAGACATACCTCCCTAAAGAGCCTATCGTGTTGGGTGCTCTAGCTCGTGCTTTGGTGGAACGAGGTGAGGATGGCGGTTTGACTAGCTCTGAATGCTATGCTTTGGCTAAAAAGTCATTGGGTGACCTTATCGCTATCGAATTGTCTCGTTCTCCTGAAAACGATTCTTGGACGCCCCGATAACAATGTCACAACAGATTCAAGCCTTTGCAATCACAGCTCCGGGTTTCATGGGGTTGAATACACAGGACTCTTCTCTTGATTTGTCCTCTGGTTTTGCTTTAGTGGCTAATAACTGTATCATAGACCAATATGGTCGTGTAGGTGCTCGTAAAGGCTGGACTCCTGTTAACTCAAGTACTGGTACTCTAGGATCGAATGCTGTTAAAGCTATTGGTGAGTTGATTACCGCTGATGGTACTAGCTGGACTATTTTGGCTGGTAATAATAAGATCTTTAAGTTGGTGGGTTCTACACTGACTGAGTTGACTTATGGCGGAGGCGGAACAGCCCCTACGATTACAGACAGTAACTGGCAAATGGCTTCCTTGAATGGAGGCCTTTACTTGTTCCAACTTGGCCATGATCCTTTAGAGTTCAATCCTACGACATCAACCACACAGTATCGCCGTATTTCTGAAATGGCTGGCTATTCTGGTACAGTTCCTCAAGCTGATTGTGTTATTAGTGCTTATGGTCGTTTATGGGCAGCTAATACAGCGGGTAATAAGACTACAGTAGCTTGGTGTGATGTGTTATCTCCTGCTAACTGGTCTACTGGCACAGCAGGTACATTGAATATTGACAAAGTGTGGCCTAAAGGTGGAGACACTATCACAGCCTTGGGGGCACATAATGGATTCTTATTTATCTTCGGTAAGAGCAATATTCTTATCTACGGTAATGCTTCCGTACCTTCAACCACTAACTTGTCTGACTCTGTAACAGGTATTGGCTGTATCGCTAGGGATTCTCTGGCTTTCACAGGGACTGATCTGCTTTTCTTGTCAGCAACAGGTGTTCGTTCTGTAGCTCGTACGATTCAAGAGAAGTCTTCACCGTTGAATGACCTTTCTAAGAATGTCCGTAATGATCTACTCACTGCTATCTCAGGTGAAGGCTTATCTACAATTAAGGCTACATATAGCCCACGAGACTCCTTCTATTTATTGACTCTTCCTGTCTTGAAATCTGTGTACTGCTTTGACACTAAAGCAGCTCTACAAGACGGTAGCTTACGAGTTACTACTTGGGACAGTATGGATCCTTTGTCTTTCTGTAAAAAGCTTGACGGTACTTTATTGATTGGTAAGATAGGATATGTGGGAACTTACGGATCCTATACTGATAACGGAAATACATACCGTTTTCAATATTTTACTAATCATACTGACTTGGGTGCTCCTTCGATAACATCTATCCTTAAACGCCTCTCTACTGTTGTCATTGGCGGTAGTAATCAATACGTTACATTTAAGTGGGGGTATGATTTTTCAGGTAACTACCAAGCTGCTAACGTCAAAATTCCTTCACAAAGTGTTGCTTATTTTGGAACGTCAGAATATAATACTTCTGGTGTAGAATACAGTGATGGTGTAAGTCTTCAAACTCTGAGAGTATATCCTAACGGCTCAGGTAAAGTAATTCAAACAGGATACGAAGCAGATATTAACTCTTTCCCTTTGTCTATTCAAAAGATCGAGATCCAAGCTAAGAATGGTAAACTTCTATGACCGATTACGTTAAAAGTACTAACTTTACTAGCAAGGACAGTCTTGCTTCTGGTAACCCTTTAAAGATTATTAAAGGTGCTGAATTCGACACAGAATTCAATAACATCGCTACAGCAGTATCCACTAAGGCAGATCTGAACAGTCCTACCTTTATTGGTACTGTTACTATTCCTTCTTTAACAATGACTAATGCAGTTACAGTGGCTAATGGAGGAACCGGAGCTACAACAGCAGCTGCTGCAAGGGCTAACTTAGGTGTGTCAGCTTCAGGTGTCCTTACTTCTTCTTGGACTGTTACTGAATCAGGTGGTGTTATTTATTTTGCATATGGCGGAACAAATAAGGCTAAACTAGATTCTAGTGGAAATCTTACGGTGGTTGGTAACGTAACAGCTTACGGAACTGTTTAATAATGGCTTTACCTACAAGTCCTATTTCTTTAAGCGATTTACAAGATGGTTATGGGGGGTCCAACCCTATTAGCCTATCTGAATACTATGCTGGTGGTGGTTTAGTTGGATCAGGCTCTTCTGGAATACCTGCTAGTGGAACTCTTAGTTTAAGCAATTTCCAAGGAAAAGAACCTTTTGTTATTTATTACACAGGGTCGCCAACAATTACTACAGTAGGCAGTGATACTGTATTGAAGTTTACAGGTAATGGAACTATCCGTCCTGTAGGTGTTAAACCTCTGCAAGCTCTCGTTGTTGGTGGAGGTGGTGGCTCAAATGGCGCAGGTAACTATCAGACAGGTGCAGGCGGTGGCGGTGGTGTATCGACATCCAGCTCGATTACTTATTCATCTAACACATCCTATAATATTACTGTAGGTGCTGGAGCTATTGGAGTATCTGGACAGATTTCACCTATTATCTATGGCGGTTCTTCTTCTATCGGTAGTTTATTAACTGCATCAGGCGGAGCTACATCATATAATAGTGATAATAACTCAGACAACTCGATTGGTGGAGCTTCCGGTAATGGTTATACAGGCGCAGCACACGCAGGTGGTGGTGGCGGCGCAGGGGCAAATGCTTCTGGAGATAACGGAGGCAACGGTGTTTCCAGTTCAATTACAGGCTCATCAATCTATTATGGTGGTGGCGGATCAGGACATACAGGAACTCCGGGCTTAGGTGGTGGTGGTCAAGGTAAGGCTTACGGCGGAGGTGCTGGAGAGAATGGCACCAATGGTTTAGGAGGAGGCGGCGGCGGTACTGGTGGTTTTGGAGGTCCTAGTAACGGCGGTTCTGGTGTAGTAATTATTAGAGGCGCTTTTGCAGCCGTTTACGGAAGTTAAGACAAGGATTAAATATTATGGGATTGCTTAGTACAATTGAAACAGGCGATATTGTTAGTGGTTTGACAACTGTAGCAACTAGCTCATCAACTATAGGTATCAGTATCGACTCTACAGGTTCTTCAGCAACCAACGCTAACTTGCCTCCTTTTGTGGTGGCTTATATGTGGAAACGCACTGCCTGATTATGCTTTCAATAATTGAAGACAAAACAGTACATCATTTCTCTGATGGTTTATATGCTAAAGAGATGCACGTACCTAAGGATTTTCTAATCCAAAAACACACTCATTCTTTTAATCACTTATCTATTCTAGCTAAAGGCAAAGTAATTGTATTAAAAGACGAAGAAGCTATTATTGTTGAAGCTCCCACTTGTCTGGAAATTGAAAAAGAAGTTATTCATGGCATTCGTGCTCTGACAGATTGTGTTTGGTTTTGTATTCATGCTACTGATGAGAAGGATGTCTCTAAAGTAGATAAAGTTTTGATTGAGAAGGAATAAGTAATATGCCATTAACCGCAGCAGCTATTGTAGGTGGAGGTGCTCTTTTAGGAGGCTATCTTCAAGGTAATGCAGCACAGAACGCAGCAGAAACTTCTGCACAGGCTCAGCTTCAAGCAGCTAA